AAAGTGCCCATTCTGTGAGTTAGCTTCCAACTCCTACAGAAAGTTTACGGCCACCGAAGACCCAGCTTATAAGGAAGCTTTTAAGCAGTTGGTAGTTAAGCAAAATTATTTGTTAGTAGGTTATGAGGTAGATAAGCTCGATACTTCTAACATCACAGAAGAGTCTGTGAAGATCGTTCGTGCCTCGTCTAAAGCTTCTATGGAAGGTATTGTTTCCATTATGAGCAAGGAAAAGGATTTCGTAGATTTTGATAGCGGTAGAAATTGTGAACTCTTGAAGCCAGCCGGTAAGGGAACTATAGTTGCTACTACTTGGCAGTTTCAGGACCCAGAACCTGCTTTTACTGGCAAAAAGGGTAAGGACATTTGGGATAAGCTAATTGAAGTATCTCCCGATTTAACCGCAATCATTACTCCTCCTTCAGAGGAAAAGATGGCTGAACTTGTAGCTCGTTTTACAAGCCAACCAAAGGTAGATGAACCTGTTGTAAGCCCAACGGCTTCTTCTAAACCAAAGAAGCTTTCTTCGCAGGAAGCAGATAGTGAAGAGTTTAGTCCTTCTGATTTGGACACTCTTCGCGCTTCATTGAGAGACGATAACTAATCGGGAAACGGTCTAATTGTGTAAAATAATAGTTGGACCGTGTAATGGAGCCAGTGAGTGTGTTTCGCCTCCTTAAACACTCACTGGCCCATTTTTTTAAAAGGATATAAAATGGCGTATAAAAAGAAAAGTTTAACTGGTCTATCTAAAGAAGAAGAGCAATTAGCTGGAGTTTCTGGTTTAGGTGATTTGGACGGATTTAGAGCAGAACTCCGAAAAGAGTTTGGGGCTGGCACAGCCATTGATGACGATGATAACATTAGTGGTTTTATTAAAACCAATATTGATGCTCTTGATTATCTTTTAGGTGGTGGTCTACCTCAAGGTAAGATGACAGAAGTAGCAGGACGAGAAGGAACTGGCAAATCGAGTTTCGGTATTCACATGCTTGCTAATATTCAAAGACAGGGTGGCTTAGGTGTTATTATTGATACTGAGTCGGGTGGTGTTGGTGATCGTTTTAGGTTGGAGCATTTTGGAGTTGATCCCAAAAAGTCTATCATTACCATTGAAGATGTGGCTGAAAAAGTATTTAGTCAGATTGAAAGAGTAGCCAACCATATCGCTAAGAATAATATCAAAGCTCCATCTATGGTTATTGTCGACTCTGTTGCTGGTTTAATTGCCAAGGCAGAGCTTGAGGCTGATATGGAAACAAATTCATTTGCAACCACAGCCCGTGTAATTTCTAAAGGTATTAAAAGAACAAAGTCTATTTGTCATGAAACAAACCTCGCCGCAATGTTTGTAAATCAGAGTCGCATCAAGATTGGTGGAATGACTAATTCATTCACTGGCCCTGAATATACAACTCCAGGTGGCGATATGTTGAAGTTCATGGCTATTACTCGTTTGTTCTTCACGCGTGGCAAGACCCTTGGTGATACTAAAATGTCTGAAGGTCACATCGTTAATTGCAAGGTTATTAAATGTAAGACTTCTGGAGCAATGAACCGGGTTCTCCCTCTCAGGTTCTATTATGACCAACGAGCTTATAGCAACGCTGGTATCGTTTATGATGTTTTAAATGATGCTAAAGCCTTCCCAGGAACCGGAGCATGGAAAACTATTACCCTGCCAGACGGTACTGAAAAGAAGTTTAACTCTGATAGTACTTTTATTGAGTTATTTAATGCTTCGGAAGAGAATAGACAGCATTTCGTTAATATGATGAAGTCTTGTTTTACCAACCTTGCTCTCAACGACAATTCAGAAACAGATACTCAGCTTCTCACAGAAGATATGGACCCAGGTTTAGGTTTGCTTTAATTAAGTTTATGCTTTATGATCCGCCTTATCCTTTAGAGTACTTAAAAGCACATTATCCTGCTCTATTAAAAGATCCAGTTCATGTGTGGAGAGCTACTACAGGTATAGAGCTAATTCACGAAGAGCCAACAAAAGCTGAGTTAGAAAGAATTTGGGCTAATTGGAATAGAATGTCTTCTCTTCAAAAGAAATTATCTGATGAGCAATCTAAAAAGTTATTTGGTATTACTAACCACGAACATTATTTAATATTATCCAGTAATTAGTATCAATATTAATAGACATAAAAAGGCCCACCTTAAAACAGTGGGTCTTTTTATTTATACTTAGCTAATCATTGCCCGGTATAGTTTATCCAATTTTGCATAGTAAGCATCTCTTTTACTATTAAATGCATTTATTCCTTCATGACTGTTAACATCACTAAAAGAGCCGGTATATGGAAATGCGTCTTTAATGTGCTCAAATCTACCACCGCGTTTAATCAATGCGGCCATTTTCTGAATTTCGTCAAGAGAGAATAATTTTTCTGTTGCATTAATTGTATCTTGAATGGTTTCTTCTGAGACAGTTATCTTACTAGTATATAATCGTTCATCAAATGGGTCGAAGGACATAATAAATCTTTCACAATATAATTTAATTTATATATTTAAGCTGCTTGTTTTTAAATATCTTTCGATGTATTATTTAGAGACAATAGATAAATGATACTATTTGATGAGAATAATTCCGAACATAGAGAATCTGAACTTGATGAAATATTAGAAAGCTTTTCTTTTGAGGACCAACGAACAGAAGTTGAAAAAAGAAAAGATAAAAAATATGAGTATCGTGAGATAACTTATAATAAACAAGATGTGTCTGATGTAGAGAAAAAGGCTATGGGTGAGATGATACTTATAGAACCAGATCTTAATAAGTATTCAGAGGTTTTTATAACAAGAGCTACTGCATATTATCCAGAACTTCTTGAAGGTTTTGAATTAAAAAAGAAACGCGGAAAGAAATCAAATATTTACTTTATTGAAGCTGTTGGAAGGCATTTATGGGAAAAATGGAATGCTAATAAAACTCCAGAAAATCAAAACGATTTTGTGGCATATCTTTACACGATTATTGATGGTGTTATATTTAAGTATGGTCGTCATAAGCATGGGATATCTTACGGTGAGATATTTCAAGGTGCTGTTATCAAGCTCATCCAAGCCATGGATAAGTTTGACCCTCAAAGAGTAGTCGGCCACGACGAAAAAAATCGTCCTATATATGCCAGGGTATACACATATTTTACAATGATACTTAACTATGGCATAACAACTATAACAATGGCCCACGGCTATGATAAGATACATAATATGTCTTATGATGCCATGGGTCGTGCTGTTGAAGGAGATAAACAATTTGTAAGTGATGCTGCTATGGTATTTCAGGAGTTTTTAATCTTTTTGAATGCTTTTAAGGATTATGAAGACTTAACAGAAATAGATAGAAAGATATTATATAAATTGTATAGTATTTTAGAAAACGGCGAAGATTTACATAAGATAGCTAATAATTTAATATATACATTACAAACAGAATGTCAAGTAAAATCAAAAGAAGTTTTAGCTACTATGATAAAAATGAGAGAGGCTTTTGGGCCTCTCAATATATTTTCATCTAAATTATTATTAACGCAAAATGATTTTGAACAAGATAATTAAATGTACAGTAAGCCTTGTAGTGGTTGTGCTGTTATTAAAAACGTGAGTTTTTCAACTCATAATACATGTATAATAGAGGGCTTTCGGGCCCTTTATTATTTATTAAGAAATAAGTTATAATAAGAGCCTTTACATGAACCAATTAAATAAACGCGAAAATATGAATCCAATAGTCCAAAAAATTGATGGACTTGTAATGGATGAGTCTGAAAAGCTTATAAAAGAATTAGATGATGTAGCAGAACTTTATTCGGGACTAATAGATATTCAACGAGATAGAATGATACAATCAACAGATGCTTCATTTCCTATCAGTTTAGCAAAACTCGGTGAATTACAATTACAAGCATTAAAACAAAAAAATGATATATTAAAGAACTTAACTTCATATAAGACAACAGAAGCTGCTGGAAACAAAAGAGGTGGAGATTTAAGTATTTCTGACCTTTTAAACTCCGCAGCTCTTGGTGCTGGAGTTGGGGCTAAATTAAACATGTCTGGACAACAACCAAGCCAGCCAAAACTTCTCACAGAAGATGGTGAAGTAGATATAATAGATGTTCAAGTTGAAAATACAGGTTCTAAAACCGTATCACCAGAAACAGCAGCAGATATATTAATGAAAGATTTTAAATAATGGCTAAAACCAAGTCTTTACAAGCCAAAAAGTTTATGAATAAACCGGATGACTTAACTCATAGATATTATGAGCCAGAAAGACTTGTTGCTAAATTACAAAAAGAAGGAAAGTCATCTGATGAAATACGTGAAACTCTTATTCAGTATGTTAAGGAAGAGCGTCAAAAGTGTTTTGATGACCCTGTATATTTTGCTAATAATTACGGGTTTATTATCGGCCATGGTGCTGCTGGTATTATTCCTTTCAATACAGCCCCTTATCAGGAGAGTATTCTCAAAGGTGTTCGAAATGATAAATACTCAATAGCGGTTAAATCTCGTCAGTTAGGCGTATCTACTATTGTAATGTTTTATTGTCTATGGTATTCTATATTCTCACAAGGTAAGAAAACTCTAATTGTGGCCCACAAAAGAGAGTCCGCAGAAGAGTTTATTGCTAAATTAAAGACTGCGTATGAGTTTTTACCTGAGTGGCTAAAACCGGCAACAACTCTTTATAGTAAGAGTACAGTAGAGTTTGATACTAAATCTATCATTAAAGCCATAACTTCAAACCCACACGCCGCCAGATCGTTTTCTGCTACATTATTTGTTCTTGACGAGGCCGCCTTCATTGAAAACTGCGATGAGGTGGTAAAAGCTATTTTACCAACAGTAGCTGCCGCAGATGCTAAACTTATAGCTATCTCTTCACCAAACGGCAATTCAGATTTAAACTGGTTTTATAAAACTTATACATACGCTGCCGCAAAAATGAATACGTGGACTGATTACAACTTGCCCTATACAGTATCTCCAGTATTCACAAAAGACCCTCATTTCAGGGAACATCAAATCCAAATTGATAACGGTAATATAGATAAGTTTGAACAGGAATATGAGTGTAGATTTGATATCAATTTAGCGTCTTTATTTAATAATAATGTATTAAAAGCTTTTAAAGTGAATGAAAACATATTAAATAAACAACTTGGTGGAATAACATATGAAGATACTTTATTTATATGGAAACTTGCTGAAACTGGTAAGAGATATATAATAGGTGTTGACTGTTCTTCTAATAAATCTTCAGCAAAGGATTATACAGCATTTCAAGTTATAGATGTTGAAACACAAGAACAAATGGCTGAATATATGGGTAAATTACCAACAGAATTGTTTGTTGATATTTTATTAAAAACAGCAAAGCATTATAATACTGCTGAGCTTGTTATAGAAGAAAATTCATATTCCCAGTTAGTTATATTCTTACTCGAACAAAAAAACTATAAAAACTTATGGATGGCTGATAATAAACAAACTCCGGGATTTAATACCAATAGAAGCAGTAGAGTGCTACTACTTGAAAAATTGATTTTATTTTATAATAATCTACACGGTATTTCTAAACTCAAAAGCGCAAGATTAAAAGTTCAAATGGAAAACTTCTCTGCTGGACAAGCTTACGCAGATGGTAGTAGAAAAATGGAAGCATCTACTGGTAATGATGACCTTATATTAGCTCTTGCTTTAGCTGTAGTTACGCTTATTCCAAAAGAATACTTTCATAGACCAGAAATAGACCAAAATGCTTCTCTCATGGCCAGCACTGAAATGATGACAAGAACTGGAGAATACTCTGACGAATATTTAGAACATTTTTCTATTTTGATGGGCATATCTAAAACTTCATTAGAGTCGAGATTAAAGCTTTATCATGAAATAAAATCTGGTGTTTATGAGGGTTCTGGATTAGAAGATATAAACTTTGTTCATCCTGTAGAAGAATGGGAAAGAACACAAGCAGCTGCCGATTTTCTTGGTATGAAAAATACACAAATACTATCTGATTTGGAGTTTACTAATTTTAAGAATACTACACTGCCTTTCGGTGAGCAGTATGATTTAGGAGACCCTTTTTCAGATGATTTAGAAGGTATACAAAGAGCACACAGAAACTTTTTATATGGCTCAAAAGCTAAAAGAAACAGTAGTTTTTGGTAATATGATACACGATATGAAAGTATAGGATAATTTAAATGGCAGAAGAAAAACAAAAAAAGAGTATAATGACAGCAATTGCTTCCTTATTTACAAGAAGCAGGCCAGAAGAGTTCTCTACAAGATTAGGCGTTGAACAGGCTTTACAGGCTATAAATAGTAAAAATGCTACTACTGCCGCTATCGAACCCACTGTTATTTCTAAAAAAGGAATGGGAGTTGGCGTATATGTTGATAGAACAGATGGTCCAGTATTTCATAGATATTTAGATAGAGAAAATCTACGGCATGCGAGATATTCTATATATGATAGAATGGATACGGATTTAGTGGCATCTGCGTTAGATGTATATGCTAACGAAGCTACACAAAAAGGTAGTGGACAAGAAGTAATTACAGTATCAAGTTCTTCTAAATATATTCAAGATGAATTAATGGATATGTTAGAAACAACCGGATTGAATAATTGGAAATCCTGGTCTGTCATAAGAGATATGTGTAAATATGGTGATAGGTTTGAATCCATAAAGCTTGATGCTCGTAAAGGTGTGATTGATTTAATGCAATTAGATCCTCGCGGAGTCTATCGTTTAGATGTTGATGGAGAACTCCAAGGCTATGTTCAGGATATGGAAATTGTTAGACAGAACTCTCTTGATGCCAGTTCACAGTATTCTACACAAAGTCCCTTCATTGACTTAACTACTCTATCTCTTCCTTATATGACAAGGAAGATGAAAACTTCTACAGAAACAGATAAAGACAATCTTATTCCTTTCCTTAAATATGAAATGCTTCATTTTAAGCGCCGTGGAAACGGAATGTTTGAGCCTTATGGTGTATCAAGTTTAGAAGCGGCAGTAGATGTTTGGAAAAAAGTTGACTTACTTTTAGATAGTATCATTATATATAGGTTAAATCGAGGTCCCGCCAGATTAGTATTTTATGTTGATGTTGGTAATAATCAAGGTGCTGATATAGAAGCTCTTGTTAAACGTCAGATTAACTCCATCAATAAGAGAGAGTATTATGACCCAACTGGTAAGTTAAATGAACGTTATCAGTTATTAGATATGAATGCTAATATCTTTATTCCTGTATCTAAAACAGCACAAAGCTCTAAAGTAGATATGCTTCAACCTGCCCAAAATCTTGGCGATATTGAAGATTTAATGTATCTAAATAATCGACTTTTCTCGGCTCTTAAAGTTCCAAAAGCTTTCTTGGGCTTTGAAGGTGATGTAAACTCAAAAGGAACTTTATCTCAACAAAATGTTACGTTTGGAAAAGCATTAGCCAATATCCAAGAAGATTTCTTATCTGTTATAAAAGAGCTTTGTGTAATTCATTTAGCTATTAAAGGCATAACAGATGTTTCTGAACTAAAGTCTTTTAGTCTTGTAATGACAAGACCGTCATATATTGAAGAAAAAGCTCGTATAGAACTTGACACAGCTGCTGTTGGATTAGCACAAGCATATTTAAGTCAAGGTATTAATCGTGAATGGGTATTAAAGAACGTATTAAAGAAAAACGATGCGGATATTCAAGCTATGTTAAAATTAGACCCAGCCGCAGCCGCAGCAGCTCAAGCTGGTGGAATGGGTGGAGGAATGCCTATGGGTGGCGGTATGCCAGGATTAGATACTATTTCTCCTGGTATGGAAGGTATGCCAGGAGAAGGCGTAGAAGCTCCACTACCAACATTAAATCCTGCTAATATACCAGCAGGAACTCCGCAAGGTCCAGGAGCACAGGTTCCAGCAGCACAGCCCTCTCCTTTAGTACAACAATATGAGTATAACAGTGAAAACACTCCTCTATATGAAGGTGCTTCTATTGAAACAAGAGTTAAAGTACGTTCACCAAGAGTTCTTGTAACTGAAATTCGTGATTTAATCAAAAAGCAAGAAGAGGAAGAAAAGAAGAAAAATGAAATCCTTACAGAGACAATAAAAGAGGATGAGGTATTAGACCCTCTTTTAAGTGATGAATTTCAAGCTAACATTAACCGCTTAATTGATTAAACTCTTTAACAATTAAATTATTGAACAGTCTTTTATAAAACATTAACTTAGGGTTAAAAAATGAAACTACAAACTTTTATAGACATACTTCGTGGTGGTAATTTAGCTTTGGGGAGTAAATTATCTAATTTACTAACCGAAGACTGCACGATTTTAGAATACACTAATGACTCCGTTCTCTTTACAAAAGGGCACAGGCTGGTTTTAGCCAAGTTTAAAAACCCTCTTACAGAGTCAAGAATGACTTCATCTCATGTTTTAAATAATGAAGTTATAGAGATTTCAAAGAATGACTTAACAGAATCTATGAAAAATATGCTTAACAAAGTAGTTGAGTGTGTTATTTCAGAAAATCTTGTAGATGCTCAAGAAAATCTTGACGAGTTCTGTGAAACTTTTTATCAAATGTCTATTTTAAAAAATAGATATCCTGATATGTTTACAGAAGAGTTAATAAAGAAATCAGAAGGCAGAGCAATTAGAATGGAAGCCAGAAAGCATATTCCTGCTTTTAAAGCTGAAATCTTTAATGCTACTGTAATTTCTGAAGGTACTGAAGAAGATAAAGAATTAGCCACTACTAATTTAATGGCTATTGTTGAGTCTGATTTAGGTAAAGTATTGAATTTAGGAAAAGAAAAAGTAAAAGCAATCGTTACAGACGCTCTATTAGGAAATACCTTTTTAGCCGAATCTGTTACTAATAATCTTTATGAGATATTAGAGTGGAATATGGAAGATGGTAGTCATAGAGAAAACAGATACGATGCTGGCGCTGGTAAGTTTAGTGATGAAGAACAGTCTGATTTAGACCGTGAAGAAGAGGAAATCCCTTCTGTTCCTACAGAAAAAGAGGACATAAATGCTGAAGATGAGAGCAAAGAATTTGCCCCATTTAATCCAGCTATGTTCTCTGAAGAAGATATTAAGCAATTACACAAAACCACATTAAAATCTATTTTATTAGCAATGCAAGACTTTATTCATGATAAGGCTGCTGATTCTGCTGATGAACAAGTAGACCCAGATTTAGCTGACCAGATTAATGCTGATTTATTAGCATTAGAAGATGGCGAAGAGCTTGGTGATGATAGGCTTGCTGAAATAGAAGCTCGTTGGAATCCAATGATTTCTTATTTCCTTGACAGTTCTTATCATACCCCTGCTGACGAATTAATGGGTGAAGAGGAACAGCCTTTAGAAGACCAATTACCACCAGAAGGTGAACAAAGTTCTACCCCAGTAGAAAATGTTGAACAGGGTTCAGCAAACGCAAGCGCACCACAAGCTCCTCCAGCTGCTTCGGCTCCTTCACAGGCTCCAGGACAGCTACCAGTAGCATAAGGATTAATAATGAGTAATTTAGAGTTCATGAAAGATGACTGCGGTACAACCCGTGGTTTTGAGGTTCTTGAAGAAGCCCTTACTCCAAACTCTTCTTGGAAAAGTTTAAAAATCCGTGGCATTTTTCAAAGAGCTGATGCTAAAAATCATAATGGTAGAGTATATCCTTATGATGTATTAGTTCGTGCTTTAGGGGAAGCTAAAGATAGTTTAGATTCAAAAAACATGTTTGGTGAATTAGACCACCCAGCTGATGGTAATCCTACAGTATCGTTAAAGAATGTAAGTCACGTTATTACGACATTAAACTTCTCTGGTAAAGATTTACTCGGAGAAGCAATAGTATTTGATGACCCAGGTCCAGCAGGAACACCTTCTGGTAGATTACTTGGTGCTTTAATTAGAAATAATTGTACGGTTGGTATTTCAAGCCGTGGGTTAGGTGCTTTATCTAAAGGATATAGTACTGGTGATGTAGTAAATGAATATAAGCTAATAACGTTTGATTGTGTTCACGATCCAAGCACACAACAAGCTTATGTTCATGCTGTAAATGAAGCAAAGAAATACGGTCGTTCTATACATCAAGCCTTAGAAGATGAAAGAATTACAGAACAATTTAAAGAACATATTAGAGAAATTTTAAGAAATAAGTAATACAATTAACTTGTAGGTGATAAACATGGCAATTAAAATAAAAGAAATTAATGAATTATTAGAAACCCCTGAAATTAAAGAGGTTTTAGAATCTGCTATTCAAGAGCAGTGCAAGGAGCGTCAAGATGCTCTCGATAAAAAGCTGCAAGAACTTGAAGAAGCTAAAAAAGCTGGCGAAAAAGAACTATTCATCAAAAAGCAAATGCTTTTAAGCAAGGCTAATTTATACGAAGCTAAATTAAAAGATGTTTATGAAGCCAAGTTTAAGGAACTTTCAAAGAAAGTTGCTACAGATGTATTCAATTTTATTAACGAGTCTGTTAGTAAGGTTACTAAAGCTGTAACAGAAGATGCTACTCCAGACAGCAAGATTGAAAAGATGCAAGAAGCTTTTTCTAATGCTGTTCGTTCACTTTCTCCTTTTTTCAACATTAATGAATTAGTAGAAGCTAATACTGAAAGTGTTGAAAAGTACAAGAGCTTATTAAACGCTGAAAAGCTTGAAAATGCTAAACTTCGTAGCAAGGTACTTTCTGATGAATTAGAGGCTTTAGTTGTTAAAGAATGTGCTGGCTATCCATTAGAAAAGAAAACAGTAATTGTTGCTGCTTTAAAAGAAGCAAAACCAAATACGTTAGTAGAAGCAAAAGATGCTATTGAAAGCATTAAGGCTTCAATTAGAGAAGAAGCTAAACCAGCCGAACCTGTAACAGAAGCTGTTGTAGCTCCTGCTCCAGTTGCTGAAACTCCCACAAAACCAACTAAAGATATGAAGTCTTCTTTAGTAGCTTTAGCAGAGGATGTAAAAAAGAGAGAAGCCGCAAAAATAGCTTCTACCTCTGCCCCAAAGGGAATGCTCGAACCCCTTGATATTTTTTAAATAAACCCAACAAACGACTTAATAAAAACTATAATTAAGTATTAACGTAAGAAACAATTGTAATAAAAAACAAAACCGAATTTAAGGGAGAAAGACCTAAATGTTAAATCAAGAACCTCTATTAGAATCAAAGGTTAAATCTATTCTCAAGCGAGATGAAGAAGTAGCCAAGTCCCGTGGTCGTGCCCCATACTGGGCAGGCATCATGGAACACCTTCAGGGCATCAAGGATGAAGATACTCGTAATACAGTATTTATGCACACCGTACAGTCTATGAAGTATGCTTTAAGTTTATCTGAAGCCACTACAACCGCTGCAACCACTCCTGGTGGTTACAACAAGGCCATGTTACCAACAATTATTCGTCGTGTTCTACCCCAGGTAGTTGCTACGAAGTTCGTTGCTACTCGTCAGTTGGATGTTCCTACACAGATAATCCAAACCTTCCGTTTAAACCGCAAAAATGCCAAGGATGGTGTTGGTGCTGGTACAGAATGGGCTGATCCCAGCCAGCTTCAACGTTACACTCCTGTAACATCTGCTACTGGTCAAGTAATTGGTCAGAACATTTGGCAGGGTAATAAGTTTGCATTAGACCCTAACTATTCTGCTCAATCAGTAGTTGGTGAAGTAATGTCTGCTTCTGGTGTAACTGGCTCTAATGGTCAAACACTTGCTTATGGTCCTTTACTTCCTGGCTCTGCCCAGATTATGTTAGTTCCTGACAACGATCCTCGTTCTGCTGTAGTTTATGCTTACGATAATGGTGCTGGTCTTTTCGTCAGCTCTTCAACTGGTTTAGTATTATCTGGTGTTACTATTGCTAACTATGGTGTATTAAATGGCACCGCTCCTATGGTCAATTTAGCTGCTCTTCCAGTTCCTCAGCAATCTGATGTTTCTGGTGAACCTGCTGATACTTTCCACTGGGAAATGAATTACTCCTTCTCTCTTGAGCGTAATAAGACTGCTTTAAGTGAAATCAGCTTCGCTATGGATACTATTCAGGTTAACGCCAAAGCTCGTAAGAACTTTGCTCAGATTTCTGCTGAAGCTATCCAGGATTTAGAAGCTTACACTGATGGCAAGATTGATGCCCTCAAGGAATTAGTAACTGCTATGACTGAAACAATGGCCCTTGAAATCGACCAGGAATTAACTTTAGCCATGATGCAGACCGCCTACGCTACTACCACATGGAATGCTTTATATCCAACTGGTCAGTTCCGTGGTACGCAAGCTGAATACAACCAGACATTAGTTCACAAGATGAACTTCGTTTCTAACGATATGTCTGTAAATTATCTACGTGGTGATGATTTCTTCGCTATCTGCCACCCACACCTCTTCAATATTCTACAAAACACCAATAATTTCCATATGAGCGACCTAAATCATCTTCACCAGGGCGACTTTAATGTAAATGCTGAAAAGATGGGTACAATTGACAGTTATACAATTGCCAAGAATGCTTATCATCCTCAGTCTGATAAGATGTTAATGGGTTATACTTCTAAGGATTTAGCCAAGGCTCCTTATGCTTACTTCCCCTATGTAACTTACTTAACTCCTCCACAAGCTGACGTTTTAAGTGGTGACATGTTCTCCACAATCGTTGGTCTACAACAGAGATATGACCACAAGGTCCTACTTGATGGTAAGTATGGTCTTGCTAATCTCCAAGTACTTAACATGTACCAGAGCTAATAATTGGTATAACAATATAAGAAAAGAGGGTTCTTTTGAGCCCTCTTTTTTTGTATAAAAATATCAATTAACTTGTGTGTATAAAATGTATTACAGCTGACAGGGAAACTTATAATAAAGCAGTAATTAAATAGTAGAGAAATTGAACTCCACAAACGAAACAAGCAAGTAAAACACTTTAAAGTATTGAAAAGGAATGAGTTATGAGTGAGAAGTTGATGGGTTGGACCAACAATTTAGCAGAACCAAAGCGAACTAATAGATTTGAGTTATTATTAACTGATTCTCTTCGCCTAACCTGCCATTCTGTTAGTATACCAAATATTGAAGTAGAAAAAGTAGAAGTCCATAGAATGCACGAAAAGTTCTATGTTGCTGGTTCAAAAGTAACATACGGCGAAGTAAAATTAGAGTTTTATGATTTCGTAGATAATGCTGCTTCAAAATCTCTACAAGCATGGTATACTACAATTTATAGTCAAGCTACCTCTCTTATGGGATATCCACAAAATTATAAACAAGATTTACAACTTTTAGTATATGGTCCTGATCATTCTATTGTTGAATCTTGGTTATTAGTTGGTTCATGGCCCGTAAGTTTAGCCTTTGGACAGATGGATTGGAAAGACGGTGCTGGCGTAAGAAATGTTTCGGTGGACTTACGCGTTGACCAAGCTGTATTAACATTAAGCTAATAAAATATTTTTAAGGATTAACAGCAATGACAACATTTATTTCCCCTGGCGTATATACACTGGAGCAGGATTTGTCACAGTATGTTTCCAATCTGTCTTCTACCATTGTAGCTATGGTAGGAACTTCAGATATGGGACCAACTGAAACACCCACTCTTGTAACTTCCGCTTCTCAATATGTAAGTTTATTTGGACAGCCAAACCCTAATCATTATTTAGGATATGCGGCTCTTTCGTACTTGGAACAAGGAAATCAGTTATATGTAACACGTGTAGCACCATCTGATGCTTCTGTTGCCAAACTAACTGTTCCACTACCCGCCAGTTATACACCATACTCTGGTAATTGGACCTTATCTTCAAATACAGCAACAACTGCTACTTTTACGGTAAGCAATTCTACGGGCGCTACTGGAGCTAACCAATTAGTAGTATTACCAACAACTCCTCCAGTAACATTATCTGGTTTTGATTTTACGGATACCACAAATGTAGCTGCTATAAATGGTAAGGTAGGTTCAGATTTATCAAGCTTTATTTCTTCTGGCCTTGTTAATAGCTATGTTGTAGGTCGTTCTTTTACAGTAAACACCGGTTATGGTAAGGGAAGCTCTGTTCCAGTAACTAATTTAGCTGTAGATGATTTAGCAGATTTGTATTTAACTGTAGATGCTACTAAATTCAATAGCTTCAACTCTCCAATATTAGCAACTGCTACTGGCTCATTCCTCTGTACCACAAAGGCTGTTTCCGGTGCTATCGCTGCTGAAACTGTTGTTATTGGTAGTACCTCTAACGGAACTACTACTGGAACACTTTCACTGGTTCTTACTACTACCGGAACTCCTAATGCTACCCCAACTTTAACTAATATAAATAGTTATGTTAGCGTAGCCAGTCCAAACGTTACTATTACAATCCCAATGTTCTATACCGGAACAGGTGGAACTGGAACTATTACAGCCGCTAATGCCGCAAATAATGCACTTTCAATTTCCGCAGTATTAAACGGTATAATTTCTGCCTTTGCTGGTGGTTCAAGTTCTTTAACTGGAAATCTTGCTACTGCTTATCCACTTTGCGCTGCCACATTTGATGGAGTAACTGGTTTAGGTTATATTAATCCTGTTACTGGAGCTTCTGCTGGCTTATCTTCTGCTACAGTGCAATCTGATGGATTAACAATTGTATTAGCTGGTATTACATTAGGTGCTTCTTCTACTTTCTCTTATGGAACTAACGCAGGTCCATTTGTATCTACTACAAACATGCAGATTACTGGAACGTTCTCTTTAAATCTTTCCAGACCTACTTGGGTAATGAATGCTGCTGGCTCTTCTTTTGTCCCAACATTTTTAAAGTTCTCTTCTCTTGGTGAAGCTGATTTCTCTAATGTAGCTATTACTGTAGATTTAAACTTAAATAATGTAGACGCAAGTGATGAACAACAATATGTTGTTTCTTTATATACCAGAGGTACTGGATTATCCATTTCTCCCTCCAGTGTATATCAGAGCGATTTTGTTCTAACAGAACAATATACTGGAACACCAGATGTTTTACAGTCTACTATCAATTCAAGCTCTGCCTATGTTAGTTTAAAAATAGACTATGCTACTGTAGATACTTTAAATTATACAAGCGGCGTTATTACAAATGGCACACCTTCCGATAATTTAACTCCTTCTTTTGGTCTATTTACTGACGCAAGCGGATTAGGTGTTATTACGGGAGCAGTAAATACTACTTCTTCTAACATAGCATATCCTTCTTATGCTGCTTTCCTTGAAAACGGCTCTACTGGAACTATTGTAGATAATTATACTATTATTGGTGATGCTGCTGATAAGACTGGCATTTATAGCGTTTCTGACCCAGAAGCAATTGATATTAATTTATTAGTTGTTCCAGGTTGGTCTGCCGACCCTGCTGTTGCTGCTGCTATGATTAGTCTTTGCCAAAATCGTAGTGACTGTATGTGTATTCTTGATACTCCTTATGGTTTAAGTGTCCAAGAAGCTATTAACTATAGAAATAATGTGTTAGTTTCTGGTAGTAATTATGCTGCTGTATATTACCCTTGGGTTCAGGTTGTTGATTCTGTAAACAAGGTTAACCTCTTTGTTCCTCCCAGCGGTATGGTATCTGCTCAATACGCATATAACGACTCTGTTGGTGCCGTATATACTGCTCCAGCTGGCCGTAATCGCGGTAATTTATTAAATGCTACAGCTGTAGAACGTATTTTAAACCAGGGCGATAGAGATGCTCTAACTCTTGCTCAAATTAACCCAATTTATTCAGAAGCTGGTTATGGTATTTATATTCGCGGTCAAATGACCCTTCAAAGAGCTACAACTGCTCTTAATCGTGTAAATGTTCGTAGACTTTTACTTTATCTTCGTAAGGTTATTTCTACTGCTTCTAAATATTTCGAATTTGAACCAGGGGATTCCGTTACTGCTCTTCGTTTGAAGCAGCTTGCCGAATCTACTCTTCAGGCTCAACAGAATTTAGGAGCCATTAGAAACTTTACAGTAGATGTAGGTTCTGATGTTAATACGTCTCAAGTATTAGAAAACAATGAACTTGTAATGTCTATCTCTATTGTTCCAACAAAGACAGCAGAAATAATTGTAGAAGTTTTCAATATTCTTCCACAAGGACAGGGTATTACAATTAATAATGCTTAATAATTAATAAATAAATGTAGAGCAGCCTCTATTAATTTAGAGGCTGTTTTATTTTCCAAATTAAGTTAGACGGGAATACTTATGGCAGATACAAGTACTATGCAGCAAGCTATTATGGGTGCGAATACGCCTGGACAGAGTTCTATTACTCAAACTGGATTTTTACAGTCTCCCAATGTTTTATTCCAGGCAATGAACCAACAATCATTGACTAATCTTAAATCCCTATCAGCCGGCTCTGTTGGTACGTATTTACAAAGTAAAAATATAGTTAATGGTAATATGGCATCAATTATAAATGCTTCTCTTGATTATGTTTTAGGTGGAAATAGTCAAGGATTACCAGCAATATCTGGTAATGTAAAATATAGTAGTTCTAAAAGAACTTTTATTCCTATCATATTAAAAACAGATTTTTTATTTAATTTAAACCCAAAATCTACAGCAGGAACTAACAACCAGCCTGTCCCATTATATATAGTTTTTGATAGTACGCCAGAAGATATAACGCTTCAAAAAACAGCTAATTGGAATGCTGTTAACTTTTTAGGCAGGCCAGAACCGGTTTGGACATATCAAAATAGTAGTCCTATAACTTTCGCTTTAACTGGAAAGTTTTATGCCGAATCTGTTCAAGCACATGGAAAGCTATTAAAACTTTCTGATTATATAATGTCTTTGGCTACACCTTCAGAAAATAATTATATGCCATCTCCAGTTACGGTTTTTATAGGAACTTGGAAAGTATTACATTGTATAGTAAATAATGTTAGTATAAAATATTCTGGACCATGGTCTTTACAGGTTAATCAAGATGATGTGAATAGAGCTTCAAGCACAGCTGAAAAAAATGTTATTAATAATGCTATAATAGACCAAAACAATTCTAATATACCAACGCATGCTCCATATTTGTTTGAAGCTACTTTTAACTTTACTGTTGTAAGTCCTGGTAATAATGTTCAATATGCCGAACAAGTTGTGTCTAATAATGGCGGTGTTAATAATGGACAAGAGCTATCAAAAGATGACATGAATAGTCCAGTACTTCAAAGCATGTTAACTTTTAACTTAAATGAAATTGATACTGATGTAAATACAGGATTATATCAAAATACGGCTTTTACAGCATATACATTTGAGGGAGGCCAGTTAAATACATATACAGACTCCTCTTTATCTTATACTACTGCTGCCCAAAACTTAAATATATACGATAATGCTAATTCAGTTAAGAGACTATCAGACCAGGGAGTTATAACAAATGCTATAAGCTCTCAAATGTTGAGCTTGTTTCAAAAAGCTAATCCGTCTTCTACTCAAACTCCACAAACAACTACCTCATTAAATCCATTTAAGAAGTTATTTTAATTATGGCAGTAGATAATACTAATCTTTTAATAGATATACAAGATATTCAAAAATTAGTAAATAATACTAATTCCTCTACTTCAAGTAAGAGAGATAATACTATAAATGCTGTTATAAAATTATTAACAGATTTATTAGATGAGGCGTCTGTTAAAACTATAAAAAATCAAATTTCTGATAATGGTTCTTCATCTTTAAATATAAATGGTATAGGAGACTCCGGTAAAGGTAATAATAAATACTTTCCTTCTTATAACGCAAGAACCCCTATTGCGGAAATATCATTAAATGGTACGCAGATTTATCCTAAAAAAATAGATTTAGACACTGGAAAATATATAAACTCTAAAATGAACTTTCAAAATCTAAATCTAAAGTTTCCATTGGGCGGTGTCGAAAAATCAATTACTGGTTCTATTCAATTATTTACAAAAGACCCAAAAGAGATATTAATACCATTAGATATATACGCAAAGCAGGGTGGAACTAAAGAAGCTACAGATAAAGCTGCATTTGGAACTGGCGGTTTACCAACACTTACATTAAAGTTTGGATGGGCCTTTTCTTCTACTACATCTTCTAATACTGTACAAGCCCTTTCTCCTTCTTTAACTTTTGTAATTACGCATATAGATATGACTGATCCTGGAACACAGGGAACAACATTTACTTTATCTCTACAAGAAACTGGAACTTTAGTTCTTGAAAACAGTTCTAATGATATTATTATATTACCAGATTATCCACAAGAACAATTAAGAACATTATTAGAGGGTCTATTACATGTAAGATTGTTTACATTAGATGATTTATTATATTTTGGTATTCCTGGAGGAAATAATCCAAATACTAACAGTAATTCTACAACAGGTGGTTTTTCTTCTAAAAAACAAGTAATACAAAATAGTACGCAATCTAATCTTAATGTAGGCGGATTAAGCTCTATAAATAATATATCTTCATATGCTGAACAATTAAGAACATTAGCTATACAAAAGTTTGGTATGGCTACAAGTGGTTATACAAGTTATTATAATACAACTGATTTAGAAAGATATTTAGCAACAAAACCTGGTGGTATGTTAGCTGTATATCAACTAAAACAAAATCTATCTCTACAGCAACCAACTGCCCCAGGAACTTCTGTATCTGGAACTGAAAATACATCGGCAGCTGGTAATTCTAATAATCAAATAGTTAGTTCAATGTCTTCTGGCGTTGTTCCAGATACACAACAAGGACAACAATCTGCTGCTATTACGACTGGAACTCTTACAAAAACTTTCTTTGCTACACAACCTTCTGCGGCTGTTGGTATAAACGGTAGAAACTTTTTTACTGTTGCTAATGAACTTGCGGCACAGTGTAGATGTAGATGGTATCCACACGAAAACAGTGTATCCGCAAATCAAAGTGATAATGATAGTATAACTACAACAAAACTTAATGCTTTAGCATCAGATTTAAAAACTATACAAAATATGCCAGCAAGTATTAGCACTATTTCAGATGATTTGCTTAAAAGTATTAAAACTAATACTGGTACAAAAGATACCTCTTTAACCAGGGAACAGGCACAAACTTTAATAACTGCTCAATTAAAGCAAGATATAGCTAAACTATCTACTAAATGTTCTTTACAATGGATACCAAATATACCTGCTGATTGGAAAACTACTGGAAGCGATATAAACTCTACAGGATTAGACCCTAATGGTAAATCTATACCTTATGATGTAGGTGCCTTCTTCCTATTACCTGATATTTTAAATGATTATACTATTTTCTTATCTGATTTACCTGTTCAATACGGGCCCGGTGCTTCTTCTATGCCATATTTATATGGGTCTGGCCAAAACGTATTTCAAGTTGCTACACAAGGAAATACTCCACAGATGTTTGGAGAAGTCATAGCATTGTCCGTAAGTCATAGCGATTTGATAGCAGCATTAACGCAAGCAGCAAATGAAAAAATGGCTTATGCTGTTCAAGGAAAATGGTTTGGCCAAATAGAACCAGCAATTGCTTATCAAAATCAAAATACAAATAGTTTATTTAGACCAGATAGTAGCGAAGATACTACAAAATCTGAAGCTGCGGCTGCTAAACAATTACAAAAAAGTAGAGCTGTTCAAGGAGATATACGAAGTTCGTTTAAAGGTTCTGTTGGAACAGGTAAAGTAGGAAAACTTGCCATTTTTGACGGCGATGATATGTCGGGACAAAACAGAAGTTTATCATGTTCTGATATTCCTGTAGATACAACTACAGGACCGGCTCAAAGTGCTTCATATATGATACAATCAAGAGTAGCAACTTTTTTAAGATGGCCTACAACAGCAAAAATAACTATTTTAGGGGACCCTAATTTAATAAGATTGGGCCCAGGATGTTTTGAATTATTATCATATTATCCTGTTGAACATGTAAATCCAATTACTGGTGTAATAACAACTACGCAAGAATTAAACGCCCTAACGTCTGGTTTATATTTTGTTAATCATATTGAGCATTCAATAAGCGGAGACAATTTTATTACCGTGTTAGATGGTCAAAAAGTAATTGACCCATCTTTTGTTCCATCATCTTTGACTAATCAAATGACAAACATATTACATGACCAACAAAATACAAAACAAAGTATTTCTAATACAGTTAATGGAGCTATTAATCTTGGTACAGCCTTCTCCGGTTCTTCTCCAATATCTCCGTATGGTGTAAATCAAGTGTCAGAAATAGATTTAAATAGTTCAGATTTTACTACAGGAACTTTTGCTACTGATTTAAAAATTGTTTTAAACACATATTATTCTACTGTAATAAAAAATACTCAAAGCGCCACATCTGGATTACCAGCATCTGTTCCAGGACCAATACCAAATCTACCATAAACATTAATTAAGTTTAGGAAATATAAATGGCTGAACAAGATAATGAAACTACTGATAAAGTCTTAATGAAAAGACTTGCCGCTATTGGTATTAAAATAGAAGTAGACCAGGATTATATTAACAGACAGTTAAGTCCTGCTATGGCAGCTATATCTAAAAAGCTTAATCAGTTATCCAAAGAAAGTAAAATGGATAAAGATGGTATCTTCGGAGCAAAGTTTTTTCAAGATAAAATTAAAAACATTACTGGTTTTGATTATGCTTTAATAAAATCTACTAAAACAATGCTTGGTTATGGTTTAGCTTCTAAAAATATGAACCTCGATAATCAAGAATTTTATAAGAGTTTAGGCTTTATAAGTAAACGTTTAGTAGATGTAGCTTCTGGCATTACAAGCTGGAGAAAAGCCGGAAAAGATGCCTCTGACCAGTCAAAAGAAAATACTTCAAGTTTAGCTTCAGCATTAGCATCCGCAGATAAAAATAGTGCTACTTTAGCCGCTGGTCTTGATAGTGTTGCCACATCAGCAGAAGTAGGAGCTGTTGAAATGGGAGCATTTGCTACAATCGCTACTGGTGGATTAGCATTATTAGCTGTAGCTATTGTTGGTATAGGCGCAGCATTCTATAAAATGTTTACTTCTGCGATGTCTGCGAGAGATGAGGTTAAAAAGTTTGACCAGCTTGTTGTGGGTATGGGACAACAAGGTGTCACGGAATTCGCTGGTAAATTACAGCATTTAAATAAAGCTGTTTGGGGATTAGGGTTTTCATTAGAACAAGTAAATGGTGTAGCTCTTGATTTTGCTAAAGCTGGTGTTAGTCTTGGTAGGTCTCTTGATACTAATTTAGTAAGTAGTGTATTAACTCTATCTGGAGCCACAGGAGTAGCTTCAAGTGAAATTAGTGGTTTATACGGCGAATTATTAAAGTCTACAAAGATAAGTGTCGACTCCTTAACAGCAATGGGAGATACGTTTACAAGATTTAATCAAATAGTTTTTAACGGAACAAATCTTGGTCAAGTATCTTTTGCTACATTTAGAGAAGCTATATCGTCTTCTGCCAATGCTTTAGCTATTGCTACTGCGCGTGGAGAAGAGTTTACAAATAAAATGACAAGAGATTTAATGTCATTGTCTGGATTAGCTACAACATTAAGTTTAAGTGTATCAGAACTTAACGGGCTATTCGAATCTGCTGGTAGTCTAATTTCTGACCAAAACTCGCCATTTAGAGCTTTCTTGGCTATTTCTGGTGGTGCTAATATAAATCAAATGTTAACTAACCAATTTGATAAAACTGATGCTATGTTAAGAGGAATAACCTTTTTACAAAACTTAAATAAGAGTTTTGGAGAAAATATCCAAATAACAGCACAAGTCGGTGCTCAATTATCTGGTTTATCAAAAGAAACTGTTATTAAAATGATAAATACAAGACAGGAAACTATTGCTGATATGTTAAAAGCTCAACAACAGTTAGCTACTATTCAAACAGATGCTACAAAAGATGCTTATGAGAAGGTTAATAGTGATTTAACTTCTGTATGGAATAGAATTAAAACAATGTTCGTAACGATGTTCCAAAACATTATAGGCGGTTCAAGTGGAATGAATAATTTATTAAGAAGTGTTGAAAATTTCTTAATGGATTTCAAAAGAACTATGGAACATAGTGGTTTAATAGATACTCTTGGAAAAATAGTAGACAAAGTAGCTAATTGGTTAGGTAATAACCTTGTTCCAATGATTGAGTTTGTTAATAAAATGTTATCAGATTTTGCTAATCCAGATAAAAGTATCTGGAAAAGTCTTATAGATTTAATAGTAGATGGGTTAAAATTACCTTTTTTCCTATTAGGCCAATTAGCAGGAGAAGGGTTTAGAGCAGCAATGGCAAATGTCTCTATTTTAGGTATGAAACCTTTTGCTGGAGCAAAAACAAGAGAACAAATAGAAAAAGAATTATCAGAAAAGCGCGGTGTTTTAGGTAGTTTTGGAAACAATAGAAATATGCCAGAATTAGACTATTTAAATAATAGGTTATCTGCTATAGATAAACAAGAAGGGCAATTATCTAAATATAGTCCAGATACGGTGACGTATGGTAAAACAGCTGGCGGTAAAGTTGGTTTTATGACTGTTGGACAAAAAGAGTATGCTTTAGAAGAAGAAAAGAAAAGAGTTCAAGCTGAAATAGCTAAAAATACTAAATCTGCCGCAGAAGATATACATGAAGTAAGATTAGCGGTTTGTCATACTTCTGCTGATACTGAAAAGATAATAGGAACGCCTGCTAAACCAGTTAGTCCATTAGCTAAACTTACTGTTAATAGCGCTGGAATGCCAAGTATGCCTGTATTGCATAGTATGGCTAATGGCGGTTAATCTATAAAGGTAATTAACTTATAAGGAAACAATGAAATGAGATATAAAATTAAAAACCTTAGTGGAGATACCACTAATGCTAATCCAGCTTTTTGGCAACCAATTTGTATATATGCTACGTCTGACCACTATCAATCTCTTTTACCAATTGGTCCAGGTCAAACTGTTGTAGTAGGTGAAAATGCCTTTGTTGAATTAACAACTAATTCAAATTATGCCCAGTTTATTTCTGTAATAGATAGTGGTGAACCAGACCTTAATGTTCCATATAGAATTACACAAACTCTTAATGGCTCTTGGCAATACGTTGATTTACAGAGATTTGCTGGTAAGTTAGCAATTACTAATCCATCAACAGCAACCCAGCCTATTTACTTCTCATTTAGCTGGTTTAATACTCCAGCTACTACACCACCAGCAGAAACAATTTCTACTGTATTACCTGGAGAGACAGTTAATATAGATGAACCAATGAGCCCAATTAGATTTATTGCTCTTGAGGGCCCAAATAATGCGACAGCTTACGTTTTATCTAATTAAGGTATAAATGTCAAATGTATTAACTAATAATACTACTGGTAGTATTATATTAGCACTTAACACTAATTCTCCTGGGTCTACTATTTCAATAGCCCCAGGAGCAAGTTTGTTATATAGTGATGTAGTTATTACAGACGAGGCTAATCCTAATTATAATGTTCCTCTTATTCAAGAATATATAAACTCTGGAATATTATTAAATCAAAATCTTTCTGGTTTAACTGGTTCAGAATTACAATTGTTATCTCCAGCTAATCTTGTTATAAATATGACTACTGGAACACCCCAATTATTATCTAAAAGTGTTCCAACTAATATAGATAATCAACAAGTATTAGCTTCTAATGATATGGATGGTAAATTACAATATATTTATTATAAATCTGTTCAAGGCATGTCATTATCAATGGATTTTGGTGCGACACAGTTTTTAATAGATAATACTAATTTATTATATCCAGATGAAATAACATCATTTGCCGTTCAAGTATATGATAGCATTAATGGTATTTTAAAACAAGTTAATCGTTTATATATTGGAACTTTAAGAGAAGGTGTTAAAACTTATACACCCGGTATAGATACAACATATGTAGATTTTGACCCTACAAATACAGCATTTGATGCTGTAAGTCCTTTATTTAAAAATGTTTTAACTACTGTTATTGAAACTGTTTCCGGACCTACTTACATAGGCGGCCCTAATGTTATTACTGTTAATTCTACTGATACCCAATTTACAACTTTCTGCCCTACATATATTTTAGGTATAATAAATACACCATATACTTCTGGCTGTCCTATTTTTGTAGCTACGAGAACTATACAAACAACTATAACTAATAGTTTTGATACAACTGTTTCTATAACAAATCCACCACTTACCGTAACGACAAATAACGTATATGAAACTAAAGTAGCATTTAAATATTTACACCAACAAATATATGTAAATAATACATTAACAAACACTATTCCTACAATTAATCAGCCAGTATATTTTAATACTGCTAATAATTGGATATTATTACAGCAAAGTTCTAATTTTACAGCAGACGTTAATATACCTAATATAATAGATATAGAAAATGTTTTTCCAACAAATATAGTAGACGTAATTACAGAATACATCCCAACAGGTATGCTTGTTCTTACTAAATACCCAAGTGTCGAAGGCGGCCCATCTAACGCATTATATTTTATCACTTGCTTTAATAATATAACTAATATACCAATAATATCAAGTTTAGAATTACCATCAGAACTAAAAAATATAAAACTTAAAAATATGTCATATTTATCAGAAATAGATGGTATTAACTATGATATATTTATAACAACAGATACAGAAGTTTGGCGATATTCTTCGAATACAAGTGTTTGGGAACAATTTTTATATTTTGGAAATGCTATAAACTATTTAAATACTGCTGTGTCTAATGGTATTTTGTCGTCAGATGGTATAGTAGGATTACAAGAGCTTTCTAATTTTATAATGTTGCCTAAAATTAATACTACAAATGCGTATGTTGGCATTTTAGGTTCTGAATTAGGGTTAACCTTTTTTAACTTAAAATTAGTAAATAATGAGTTTATTACAAACGCTAAAAATACAGTAAATAAATCAATAAATGTATCTGGCTCTGCTATAATAACTGATATTAAGTTTAATACACATGGGGAGAATATGTATGTATTTACATGTTCATATTCCTCTCAAATACCACGAACTTGGTTTAATAATAGCAGTTGTTTACAACTAATAGATAATAGTTCTAAATTAATATCAAATGTTTATTATTTAAAACCAGATATAGAAGCTAATGGCGACTCCCCATATTATGTCACGCAAAACTCATTACAGCTAAATTATCAACCTTCTGGAGAACAGGCTTCTTATACACCTGTTTTAATATATTCTGATTATGAATATAACTTACAGTCTGCTAAATATTCATTTAAACTGTCTAACTTTGTCAATGATACTATTTTATGTAATGAATTAACATCTACATTAGCTTATAAATATTATGTACCTTATATAACAGAACGTATTATTTCAAGTATAAGTCCAGCAGAATTGAACATATTAGAACTTAATGAGTATAAACATGCTTTTAGTATACCCTCTATAAATAGTATTTCTATATTTTCAACTTTAGGAACACAGGTTTCCGTTTCAGAAATACAGTCTGTTGTTTTACCGGACACTTATACATATAATGGCTCGGATTACATGTATTTTGTATGTACAGATTTAACTAACTCTGTTGTAATACCAACAAGTATAATAACGCAAGAAGTTTCTGGACAATTTTCTACAACTATTACCTTTGAAAATAGCTTTTCTGGCAGTATATATTTTAATGCTTGTCAGGCACCTTCCGAAGTCTCTTTTTCTGGATTATTTGGAATAATCGCGCATAACTTCGGAACTTATCCACAAGTCATTTTAGACAGTAGTTCTGCGGCAGTATTAAACGATATTAAATATATAGATATAAATAGGCTTGAACTGTCCTTCAAATCTTCAGTAAATACTACAGTTCTTTTGGCAGGTCAGCCCGTATTAGAATAATTGTTTTGATAGAAATAAGTTTATAGGTAAAATAATGACAACTTCCTCATCTTCAGTTCCAGTTTTAGGCCCAGTATTATATTTTACATCAACAGATGGTTATTCTTACGATGTAGATAATAGGCCATTATCTAATTTAGATACAAATATTAGACACATAAATACTTCTCTTGTTGGTATAGGATATGGTGAACACGCTTCTTTAGCTGGCGGCCAATTAGCTCCTGGAACAGTAGTTTCTTTAGCACCAAATGGAGCTATTTTTTATCCAATTACAGTCCCCTCTGTTAATTTAATGCAGAATATTGTTGGCCTTGTTATTGGAGCTACAGACTCCGGTTTAAATAGAGTTATTTGGTCTTCAAAGCATTTAGATTTAGATGTTATTGGTTTAACTTCGATAACTGCTGGACAAGCTTCTGGTAGCTATTTAACTACGCAATCTGGTGGTAATGGAGCTATTGTTGTAAAAACAACACCAAATACAACAACAGACTATATTTTAGGTAGAATTAAAAACGGACCATATATCGAAGTTAATACAGCAGCAGAACTTATTGCTAATGATGCTTCTATAGCAGTAAATAATGCTGTATTAGATAATCATGCTAATATGTATGGTTTTACAAGATTAAGAAACTTATTAATGTATATTGATATGGGAGTCACTCCTATGCAATATATTAAAAGAACTGTTAGACAGTCTGATTATTATGGAGTAAGCTCTGTTGTAAATCCAATGAACGTTGGGCTATCTTCTGATTTAACTACTATAGCTCCGCTGTCTTCCGACTCTACTGTCTATGGTAGCGCTCTTGATAATAAAGTAATCAAAGAAAGTTATACAAGTTATATAAATACTGGAGTTTCTCCATCAGATTCCGTATCTGTAAGTGGAGTAGCAAGCACTTGGTCTTCTATTGTATACGCAACTGCTCTTCCTTATAGTTATAATTCTCAAAACTACGAACTTCAACAAATTGCCTCTACTGGTGGATTTGATTATAGTTCTAACGTTCAGTTATTTAAAAACTTTCAAATTGATAAATACTATCAATATAATAAAACAATTTCTGCTAACCTTGTTGGTAAAATAGCAGCTACTGCTACAGTATTTAATCCATTAAATATTTCGGGCCAAGGTGGAGAAACTACCAGAACTATAGTTTGGGACTTCTTCTCTTATAGTATTTCTGGATTAGAAACATATAAATATAGAGTAATAACAAATGGACAGTCCTCTGAAACTGCTTTGTTATCCAGCACAGGAATATTCCCATCCGTATTAATAACGATTTAACAGAGTTTACATGTCAAACATGATACAACCAGCTTTTGATTTAAAGACATTACTACCACCATTCCATACGCATAAACTACCATCAGCTGGCTTTTTCTCTGAAACTCCCGCAGAAATAAATATTCGTGGTCTTACCATCAGAGAATTAAAGCATTTAACAGCTTCTGGAAGATTAGATAAGAAAGTATTTGACCAAACTATTGCTTCTTGCGTTAAAGAAACTATAGATTTTTCAAACTTATTATTACAAGATTATAATTATATTGTATATTTAACAAGACTTTATACTTCTGGTTCTGAAGCCAGTGGTGCCAAACGGTGTGAAAATCCACAATGCGGTACTAAATACAATTTTAAATACGATTTAACAGAACACGCAGAGACAACATTTTTGGAAGAAGTTTTACCAATATCTAAAACTGTTATTTTACCAAGATTTAAAGAACGTTTTGGATATGAAGTAGTAGCAGAAGTTAAACCACTAACCCGTGGAGATTATCTAAAAATAGATAAAGCTATTCAGCAAGCGGCAGACCAAGCAGCCAAGACTGGACAACCTATGTCCAGCTACCCTCTTACCGAGCTTCTAAAGGCCCATATCATGTCGATATCAGGTTTGCCTGCCCAAGTACCCAAAGAACAGCTTCTGGACTATTTAGACCCATCAGAGGCTAATTTAATAACATCAGCATACCCAGATGATAATTTTGGTTTATCTGGTAAGGCTATTACTATTTGTCCAGTTTGTAAGACAGAACAGGAGTTCGTGATTCCGTTCACGGACATCTTTTTTCAATAGTTTCTTAAACCTTGATATTCCTATTACCCAAGAGTACTATAACGTTATCGAATCAATTTTATTAGAGTTTTTTCATAATGGATTAACATATAAAGATATAATACAACTTCAAGTTTTTTTAAGAGTAGTTTTAAAAATGGAGTTTATGTATACAGATTTTGCTACACCAATAGATTTTATGAATTACTATAGTGTAGCAGAAGAGATTGAAAGAAAAAAACAAGAAGAAATAGAAAACAGCAAAAGAGAGCAATATAAATAATATGGGCCTGTCTGGCCCATTATTATATAAGGGTAATTAATTTTGAGTGAGACTTTTCATGCCAATAAATCTAAAACCTGTTAATGTTTATCAAGAGTTTGAACCATACGATGTTGATGTAGACAATAGACCACTATTAGATATACAAAACAATATTCAAGAAATAGTAGGTTTATTAGAAAACTCTGGCTTTTATTCTGAAATAGCGGCAGATCCTTCTCAACTACCGGCTGGCGGATTTTCTACATTTACTTGTGCTTGTATTGGTACAAATAGCTTATTAATCCCAATAGACATATCTAAATCTATTATTGAAATTGATTATACTACCTTGCCAATTGTATTAATTCTTGGATATAATATAGATACAAACACTTATCAATGTCTATCCTTTTCTGCTGGCATAACTTTAACCAGCAAATTCGCATCCTTTGTTTCTGGTTCTCAAGGAAGATTATTAAAAGTTGGCCCTGGCGGTGTTTTAGTTGACCAAATGTACTATGATTTGGCTTATGCTTCGTCTGGTTATCAATCTTTATACGTTGGTAAAATATTAGGCCCTAATAGTATAGTTTTTGGTGGAAACCAAGTTAGTATTTTAGGAAATAATTTTTATTTAGCTAAAAATAGAGACGACTCGACTTCTGGATTAATAACAGTTCAAAGAGCTAATTCTACTTCGAACACAGTATTTAAGTCTGTAAACATTAATGATGTAGGCTCTTCTTATAATTATGCTGAATATGTTAATAGTTATGGAGCTATAAGTTCTAATTCTTATTCTGTACCAATATATTTTTCTTCTTCGGAATTAGATTTTGACCAATCTACTGGATTATTTTTAGCTCCGGTATTAGAAGCTCAACTTAATGAAATACACTTTTTAACCCCTTCCATAACTACTTTCACAGGGGCTTCTCAAACATATTTAACAGCTGGTATAAATGTAAGAAGTTTATTAGATTTTACTTCTTTAAACTTAATACATACTTCAACATATTCAAATAGCATATCAGAATTAACACAAGATATTAGCACTAAACTTATTTTTCAAGATAGAGTTTCCTCTACTCCAGTTCCTATTGGTTTACAATTTAATAATACTCCTATAACTGTAGGAGATAAAATACTTGCTTCAACAAACCAACCAGCTAATCTATTACCAATTACTGATACTACCGGTATTACTATTGCTGATTATTTTAACACCGCCGGTGGTTATATTGGCGGTGTCCAGGATAATTCTGCTCTAACTACTACAAGGAATACAGTATCACAAGACCAATTAATACAATCAAATGCTAATTTTACTACAAACGGCATAAATGATTATTCTAACAGTTTTACTTTACTAATTTCTGCTAAATCAAATACGTCTATACCATCAAATATTGCTCTTTCTTCTGATGGATATATTAATTTAAGTTCTGGTAATGGTATTTTAACAAACCAAAAAAATCCTGTATTAGATGCTGAACTAACTTCAAAAAAATATGTAGATACTAAGGTATTGAGTATAGCATCTTCTGCTAATACAAAAGTTCCTTTAACTGGAACAACTAATAAAGACGCCTCTGGAAATATATCTACTGCTCCAATTACAGGTAAACTTGATTTTGATGTCACTAACAGCCAAATATCAACTTCACAAGTATTAGTATTTAATAGTATAAATACAGCAGATATTTTATCCGCAAATCCCATTAATGTTTTTCAATCTGATGGGACAGATTATCAAATTGTAAAGGTAGGAAATACTGCTTGGAACACATCAAACAGCGTTTTAACTAATTTACAAGGAATTAGAGAAGCCGTAAGTAAAGATTTTTTATACAGTTATTACGAACAAGTTTCTTCAACTGGAGCTTTTGTACAAACATCTCCAGCTAATCCAACTATACCACAAAATATAACTGGACAAATAACTATTACAGGCGCTCCTGGAGATACTGGTGTCCAACTTGAGTTAGAAAATGTGTTGTCTGATAGTGTTAATTTAAGGTTAACTACTACAACAGGCTCCCCAGTTGATTTTACTATGGATAATAGTGCTTTAACTATAAGTTCTCCATTAGCTCCAGTATTATTAACAAGAGCTTCTGTAAATACTGATGCCGCATTATCTATCCCAACAAAAGGTTATGTAGATGCCGCAGTTGCTTCCGTAACAGCCGCTACAGTAACTCCGTTTTATGCTATTTGGAACCAAAAAAATGCTCCTGGTTCTCTTATAACTGTAGGTAGTATTACGTATTCTTGTGCTTTTGCTACTTCTGGAACAGACGCTGGAGCAGATACGCAAACTAATTTATCTTCGTTATTTACACCAGGAGCTGGTGGTTTACTATATAAAGCATCTAATGCTCATCCAATAGTATTACAAATAAACGCTGGAGCTTCTTGGTATCAACAGGTAGGTCCTGGAGGCGGAAACCAGCAGTGGAGAACAAGTTGTAATATTTTAGTAAATACTACTATTGTTGCGTCATCCGAGGAACAATTTTCTGGTTCACTTTCCGCAAGACCAACCTCTTCTGTATCATCTATTGTAGTATTAAATCCTGGAGATACGTTAGTTGTTGGTGCTAAAGTTAATAGCGATTTAACTGGAACAAACGCTATTGACCAATATTTAAGTATGGCAAGAATAGGATAATTAAAAATGGATAATAAGATTGTACATTATAGCGCTTCTCAAACAATACCAGACGCAGAGTTTTTACCTCTTTTACGAGATGAAGCTCCTTATTATGGTAATTTAAATAGACCAGCTCAATCTGCTTTTGATTTAGCCAGTACTGTAGCTGAATTACAATCTTGGGGTGGATTAGTTAGTATTGTAAATCCAGCAAATCAAACACATGTTTTTCAATTATATGAAATTGGTAGAATACAAGATGGAGAAACTCTGGTAGCTTCGACAATAACAGACCCTCCTTATAGCAGATATGGTATTGTAGTTGCGGAAGCAGAGTTTAATCCAATTTCTGGGTTATATTCAAATATAGTAGTATGTACTTTCTGCCCAAACTTTGTATATCCTGTAGCGCCTCTTTGGACTGGTGATGCTAATGGAGAATATTTGTATCTTAATGTCCCTAATTCAGACGCTACATATTTAACAAGCACTCCAGGAATAAGCAGCGGAAATATTTCAAGAGCACCATTAGCAGTTAAAACGGGAACAAACACTATATTCTTTTCTGGAACAGCAAGATTATTTGGTATAAATACAGGAATAGTTTTATCTGGCCCAACTGGTGCTACTGGCCCAACTGGTGCTACTGGTGTATAATGGCTTTAAACTCTGGTAAGTATCAAAAATTGACCTTTGGTGATTTCTATACAATTGTGTGGAATATGGTTCCCTCTGTATGGAGAGATGCTGATGACCAGTATGGAAAATCCTTACAAATAGTATTATATACTATGGCACAACATATGTATTACTATTTTTATAATAAAATAGTATATATGGATGAACTTTTTGATCCGGATTTATGCCCAGAAAAATATTTAAGGTTTTTAGCTGGAATGGTTGGTTGGACCTTACAAGGTTCAGATCCAGCTTTATGGAGAGAGCAAATAAAAGCTGCTCCTCTTTTATATAAAATTCGTGGGACTAAAAGAGGATTATTATTAGCTGAAAAGCTTGTAGGCTATTCTGTATTTATGAGTGAAATGTATAGGGACCATATTGGAGATATAGTCCCTAAAGAGCGTATTTTTAATAATACACCAACAAATATAACAACAAAACCATGGTTTAGAAACGTTTTAACAAGTTTAGAAGGCGAATTACTACCAGGTAAGGCCGAAAGCGACCAATTTGATGCTTTTAATTTTACTGGTATGGTTAAATTAAGCCCTACTGGTAATGTAATAAGACCAAGAATAGTCACGAATACCCGAACATTAGTATTTACTCCCTCAAGTACGACAAGTAGATATAATAATTTGACTGGACAATACTCATTAGCCAGATATGCTAAACTGCCGAGAATAAATGTTGTTCTTCAATATAACAATGATTTAGACGCACAAAATCCTGATGGGACCGTAAAAGAAAATAATTTTAGTGGGGCATTAGATTTATTGCTTCAATTTAAGCCTTTTCATGTATTTATAGAAAACTTGGAAGTTCGCTATGATGTATCTGAGTTTATTTATGACCAGACGGCTATAAATAGTGATATTTTTAATGTCCAGGAAGAATTAGACTCTGCTGTAGTTATGACTATGGATAGAGCTGAAAATACTATTACTTATAGTACTACTCCAGCAGTAGATGTAATACCAGAAAATGAAGAAGCGCCAATAAGCCAATTAGATAATCGTGGTGTTATTACAAGTATATATAAAACAATAGATTTATCTTCATTAACTCCAAACGAAGAAAGCTCTTTGTATGATATAGCTAAAAAATCTATGCCAGTAAAGACATTTCCTGTTGGAGACAATTCAACTTTAATATCTATAGCTTCTATTGGAAATAATATTTATACTTTAGAAGATTTAATTGGGTTTACTCCAGTTATCGGAACAAATAATTACATGTTTACTGACATGACTGGAACTATTGAAGCTACTGTTAATAATCCTGGTGTATTTACTATCTATAATCCAGGACATGATGTATTACAATATAATATATCTAATTTATTATCAGACCCAGTTTTAGACTTTAAATCTATGTTTTCTTCTCAACAAGGTATAACTGATTTTATAAATCAAACTACAACACCTGATAGTAATGGATATGATAAAATATTAGCCACTAACTATATTCCAGGGTTAACAAGTTCTGTTATTTCAAGTGTTAGTTCTACTACCCAACCTTATAGGTCTATTGTATCTACCACATATGATACACAGGCTTTGCTCCCACCAACTACTACAAGTACTTTACCTTCCAGACCTTGGGATTTACAGGCACTTTCTATCTTTAATTCATCTGTATTGAGTTCAAGTATGACTAATACAGCATTATTTAAGAGTTTATATGATAACACTTTTATGGTTGTATTAGAAACAACAATAGAAAGTACTACATATTCTAATATTTTAACTCATAATATAGATTATTATTTTGATAACACTAATAATATATATCTCAATTCTTCTACAATAGCACCAAAAGTAGGAAATGCTACTGATTATACTTTTTTATTAAATAGCAAATTACATATTTTATATTTATCGAGAATAACATATAGTGATGAAACAGAAAATGGTATACCAATAAGAGGCTTTAGATATACTACAAGAATAAATCATAAGTTTACAAGACAAACTTTAACAAATACTACTAAAAATCCTACACTTGAAAGTGTTATGCCAACACAAGTAAGTTCTGTTAACATTTTAAATGGCGGAACACAACAAAAAACTGTAATAGGAACTAAAAAGTTTAGAACACCAACTAATATTTATAACAGAAGCTATTTAAAAAATCAACTCGTAGATGGTCATAACGTAGTTTCAAGAAATCCGTTAAATAGATTAGATAAAACTCAATGGGAAGTATATTCACCAGAATATACAGCAGTATATTTGGGCGATCAAGTAATTACAAACAATTGGTGGGGAAATTATTATAATGTTTCTTCTACAACAGAGTCAGAAATACCATATACATCTATTGATACTTCTGAAGCCGCTCAATTAAAAGATACTAATTCCGATCAATGGGCAGCGGCATTACAATTATATAATCCCAGTGACCCAAATCAGTTTTTAGTTTCAAGAA